ATTTCACGAGCGCACCAAGCTGCACCTACACTTGAGCTAGGACTGTTGTGGATTCCAGAGTCTAAAAAGAATCGCGGTCAACCAGTTAGCTGGGCATCCGCATTTTTAAAACAACTGGCGAAGTTTCCCGTTGCCGAGCATGACGACTATGTTGACACCTTCACGCAAGCCATCATCTATTTCAAGAATGATCGATGGTTTGAGTTACCTGAAGCCAAAGACTATGACGACGTGCCAAGCAAAGCGAAACCGAGAATCAATCCTTATGCGGTGTAGACATGGCAACAATTAAAGACTTAGCAGAACAATATGGTGTAGCAAAAGCACAAGAACAAAACGAAAACCTTGGCAGACTTGCCGAGCTTCTCGGTAGTGCGCGTGACATTGGCAATGAATACAAAGTACCAAGCTGGGTTCCATTAGCCGGTGGCACAGGAGCAGGTGATTTGCTCATGGGAAAAACACCAGAGGAGATTGAAAACTGGTCGTATGGCAATGCACCGATGCAGATACCAGAGATGAGCAACGTGCCACAGTTCAAGCGTGGACGTGCGCAATCACTTGCTGATGCACTGACAACATTGGCACCAGGTGTTAAGGCTACCGAGGATTTACCTGTTGGGTTAGCAATCAAAGGCTATCACGGATCACCGCACAAGTTCAAAGAGTTTGACACAGCACACATGGGATCCGGTGAAGGTGGACAGGCTTACGGTTGGGGTAACTACATCACCGAAGATCCTTATGTTGCTACCACCTATTCACCACAAGATGAATGGATGGATGAGCAATTGATGAATTTGTATAACCAAGCAGAGCGTCGTCAAGACTACCCATCAATGGAGGTGTACGAACGCTACATGATGCATGAGCGTCCTAATGAAGTGAAAGAATACTTAAAAGAGTCGTACGCTGATTATCCAGAAGACTTGCCAAAAAGATTGCCAGCACAAAAGATTGGCGAAAACTTATACAAAAAGCAAAAAGGCTCACACTTGTATGAAGTGTCAATGGAGTTCCCAAAGGAGCGTGAAGCTGTTGATCCAATGTCAATTGAGCATTTTCTTGATTACGATAAGCCATTGTCTGAGCAAAGCGATTACGTCAGAAACATTCTGCAAAGCCATGATCCAGATATGTATCACCCAGAAGGTCCAGATTATGATCCTGCTGAAAAAGGTAGCTCTATATTGCAACGATTTGGATCCGGTAAAGAAGGCGCACAAAAACTTTATGAGTTAGGCATACCAGGCACAACATACATGGGCGAAAAAGCTAAGGTTGCTAATCCAGAAGGTGTGCGCAACTTTGTGACGTACAGTGATGAGGTGCCTCGCGTTGTTACGCGCAACATGAACAAAGTTAAACCACTCACTGATGAAGATCGTTTGAATGATCTTGAAAAGCAAATGAGTGCGTACATGAAAACCAAGCGTATGCCAAAAGGCGTAGACTTCAAATCTGGAAGCGATTGGTATGATTGGGCGTATGACAAACGCGCAAAACTTAGAGGCTACGCAGAAGGCGGCTCAGTAGACAAAGACAGTCTGCAACTTAACAAACCACAACGCACACCAAATCATCCAACCAAATCACACATCGTGAAAACAATGGTAGACGGCAAAGAGAAGATCATTCGCTTCGGTGAGCAGGGTGCGGAAACAGCAGGCAAACCAAAAGAAGGTGAATCAGATCGCATGACAGCAAAGCGTGAATCATTCAAAGCACGTCATGCAAAGAACATTGCAAAAGGTCCGAGTAGCGCAGCTTATTGGGCAGATAAAGTTAAGTGGGCAGAAGGTGGGAGTGTATCTATGGAAGATTTACCGTTCAACGATCCAGATCAATTGCGTTTGTATCATCAAGCCATGCAACATTTTGATGATTTGATGGAAAACACAGGCGGCTCAAAAAAGATGGGCAAGACTGAAGCACGCATCAACTACAACACGACAACAAAGGGTGATCGTGATCGTGATAAAGATCTGCACACGCTAATTGCTGACTATGGTGTTGACGTTGGCAAAGATGCAAGAATTAATGCCACTATGATTAAACCGATGGAGGCTGAGGGTGTTTATCTCGGTAATTTAACTGGATCAGTTCCTGTGGGTGAAGGTCGTGCGTCACTTGGTTTGCAAGGTTTGCACACAAAGTACAGCGATGGGTTGTCTGGGTACACGGCTGGCTATAACGGCAAAGTAGGTGGGGGTGATTTAAGCGCAAGCTATTTTGAGCCAGCGGATCACAACAGTGCTGGTCGTCAAGTGCAATTAGAATACAGCATGCCATTTGCTGATGGTGGCTCAGTAGATACAACGTATGGTTTATCTTTAAATCATGGGTTATCTGGTATTGCATCAACAGCAAATACGAGTAATGATCAACCTGTTGTAAACAATATTTCGCCTAATCAAGTGGCTGATACTACACCAAAATATAAAAGTCCGTACTATCATGCTGAATTCAACCCAACAGGTAATTTAGTTTACACGACAAGACCTGGAACTAATCCTGGCATGCCAGATGCAGTTGATAGGTATCAGCGTGATAAAGACGGAAACTGGCATGATTATGGTACTGAAGGATTAGTTATGTACGGTGACACACCAATGACTAGCCGTCAAAATGTAGAGCTAAATCTTAAAAACGCACAACAAAAAGCAGATGATATATTAGCTGCTCAGCGTGCTATGGTTGTTGTAAATGCAATGCCATTTAATCCTTTTCATCAATCATGGAATGATACGATGGCAGATCCGTTAAAGGATCCTAATAATCCAGCGTATCAAGCACGACAAAATGTTTTAGATTGGCAAAAGCATTTAGACACTTTTGAACCTTATAAACCTTTTACGCCTCCGCAAGCATATTCGCATGGTGGAACTGTTGGTTATGCTGACGGTGGCTCAGTATCAGAATTTGAAGATCCTGCGCACGAGCGTTTGTATCGCAGAGCGATGGCGCACTTTGATGACATGAGTGCCAAGCAAAACTTTGAAGACAATGACTCGATGATTGCCTCAACGATACTGCATCCAGTTGAAGCGGCAAAGCGTGCAGGCAGTGCATTTATGCGTAGCGTTGATACTGCTGGTGGTAGACCTAAGCAAGCGTTAGATGAAAGCTCTTGGTATCCAGTTGGTATTGCGCCATCAATGGATGAACAGGCACAGGCTGGACTTGACTTGGCCGGTCTAGCACAGACAGGTGCGATGCCGTTTGCACCATCTGGTGCAGGATCACTTGGAACTATTAAGAGTTTGAACTTTGGTGAGCTTGATTTTGATCCTCGTTTTGCATATGACAAAAAAACAAAATGGGAATTACCAAGATTAAAACAAATGACAGTTGAACTTGATGTACCAGAAAAAGAAATACCGGTTGTTGGGTTAGATAAAGCGGTAAATAAAGGTGTAAGCTCTGGCATGTCTGACAGATCGGGCGTACAAGTTATTAGATCTATAAACGACGTTCCGGTTGATGAGTATGTAAAAGGCGGTCAACCGTTTATGCATCATTTTGGTGATTTTGGTTGGATGTCAAATCAAGGACCGGCTACTGCATTAAATAATAGTGCATTAGAAATGTATAACCAAACTGGTGATTATCCATTCTTTTTGCCATTTGCTATGTCACCTGCTGGAAGCGACTTTAATCCATCAACTGGATTAACTATGTTTAAGTACATGACTAACAACATGAACAAAAAAGAACAAAAAGCATTAAACAAAGATCTTAAGTTATTTATTCCAGGGTTTAAAGGAATAGAAACTGAAGAAGGTCGAGAACAGTTTCAATCATTAAAAGGCGACGACAGAAAAGAAGTGCAAAAGTTTTTGCACACTAATTATCGTGATAAAGGCGGCTTGAGTATTGGGGAAGTTCGTCTTGCGATGGCAGATCAAGATCAATTAACAATTCCAGACGGCACTTTGCTACATATGGCGCGACTATATCCCGACAATGCAATAACAAAAGAGAACTTTCATCAAGCCTATTCACATGCCTTAAAGGGAATTGGTCTTGGTAAACTTGATCGTCACATTATGGCACATGAAATATATCCGCACATTGTTGAAGAACGAAAAATTGCTGATCCTCGTCAACCAAGTTTAGATGATATGACTTCATTGCGATATGCAACAACAGAAAGTCGTGGCATCATGACACCAGAGATATTGCGCAACATTGGGTATGCATTTGCCAAAGGCGGCAGTGTAGGTTTACAAGAATTAGCAAACAAGTACATGTGATATACTTCACGCAAACAAAATACAGACAGAGGTAAACGATGGCACAACAATTTGAAGACGACGAATATCAGCAAATGCCGGATGAGCAGGACGGTGAAAACGTAGAGTTTGACGACAACGACAAGACTGACGTTGAAGACACTGATGATGGTGGTGCTATCGTTCGCTTGCAGGATGAAGCCGACACACAACAAAACGCAGAGCATTTTGCCAACATCATTGATGAAGTAAATCAAGGTGAGCTTGAGATGGCTATCAGTGAATTGATAGACAAGATCACCAATGACAAAGAAGCACGCGAGAAACGCGACAAGCAATACGAGGAAGGCATCCGTCGTACTGGTCTTGGCGATGATGCACCGGGTGGAGCGCAATTCACTGGTGCAAACAAAGTTGTGCATCCAATGCTAGTTGAAGCGTGCGTGGATTTCTCTGCGCGTGTGATGAAGGAGATTTTCCCAGCTAACGGGCCGGTAAAAAGCAAAATTGTTGGTGAAAAAGATCAAAACAAGGTAGAGAAAGCAGATCGCAAGTGCGACTTCATGAACTGGCAGTTGACAGAACAGATGGTGGAGTTTCGTGGCGAGCTTGAACAGTTAAGCACGCAATTGCCACTGGGTGGTGGTCAATACATGAAGTTTATGTGGAATCCACTCTATAAACGTCCGATGGCAGAGTTTGTTCCCATTGATGACGTTTACTTGCCGTTTGCTGCTACAAACTTCTACACAGCCGAGCGTAAAACGCATGTGCAGTACGTTACCAAGTTTGAGTATGATCGTCGCGTCAAGAGCGGTATGTACATCGATGTTGATCTTGGTGTACCAACAGATCCAGAATTCAGCAGTGCAACAAAAGCAAACGACAAGATTGAAGGACGCAAAGATCTCAGCTACAACGAAGATGGATTGCGCACTATTTTTGAAGTCTACACTTATTTAGATTTCGGTGACGGGCCGGAGCCTTACATTTTAAGCATCGACAAATCTACCGAGCGTGGTCTAAGTCTTTACCGCAACTGGGAGCCAGACGACGAGCAACGCAAAGAGCTTGAATGGATTGTTGAGTTTGCCTTTGTGCCTTGGCGGGGTGCTTATCCAATTGGTTTGACTCACATGATTGGTGGGTTATCTGGCGCAGCAACAGGTGCATTGCGTGCATTGCTTGACTCAGCACACATTCAAAACGTGCCTACGCTACTAAAACTAAAAGGTGGCCCTGGTGGACAGACGTTAAACGTCCAACCCACCGAAGTTGTCGAGATGGAAGGTGGCGCATTGATTGATGACGTGCGCAAATTGGCAATGCCACTTCCGTTTAACGGTCCTTCACCGGTTTTGATGCAGTTACTTGGTTTCCTTGTTGATACCGGTAAAGGTGTTGTGCAAACAACATTTGAAAAGCTGTCAGATCAGAACCCAAATCAACCTGTCGGCACGACAATGGCGTTGATTGAGCAAGGCATGGTCGTGTTTAACTCAATTCATTCGCGTTTACACAGTTCAATGGCGCGTAGTTTGAAGATTTTGCATCGTATTAACAGTGCATATCTGACAATTGAAGACATTAAGGCGCAAGAATCGGGTATTGACATCGAACCGTCTGATTTTGATGGGCCAATGGACATTATTCCTGTTAGTGATCCTGCAATTTTCAGTGAAACACAGCGTTTTGCTCAAATTCAAGCGATTATGCAGCGTTCTCAGATATTTCCGCAGTTATATGACATGCGAAAAGTTGAGGAAATGTTCCTTCGCACACTAAAAGTGCCAGAAAATGAAGTATTGAAGCCAAAACCAGCGCAAGATGACATGGATCCTGCCTCGGAAAACGTAGCAGCCGCTATGGGGTCTGGTATTTATGTACTTCCACAGCAAGATCACATGGCGCACATCATTACGCACATGGCATTTGTAAAATCGCCATTGTTTGGATCAAATCCAGTGATTGCAAAGACGTTTTTATTCCCGATGGTGGTTCATTTGCGTGATCATCTGCTCAATTATTATTTAACCGAGTCGCATGACGCTGTTGACAAGGCGCAAAAACAACAATTGATTCCAGAAGAAGCGCAAAGTCAAGTCAGTATTATTTTGCAGGTTCAACAGTTTATTGAACAGCAAATGAATGGCTTTAGTGAACAATTGCAGGAAATGGATAAGCAAGCAGAGCAATTCAAACCACAACCACAATTGCCACCAGATCATGCGCTTGAAATTGCACAAATGAGCGCAGGTATTCAGCAAAAAGCGTTGGATCAAAAAGCACAGACTGACCAAGCAAGATTGCAACTTGAACAAGTTAAATTGCAAACACAGACACAATCTGAGCAAGCAAAAATCGCTGCGCAACAACAAGAACGTGCTGACAAGATGCAAGCAGAACAAGCTCGCATCTACGCTGAGAACCAACGTGCAATGGCTGAAATTCAAATGCGTGAAGCAATCAACACAGCAGACAATAATACTGCTAAACTTATCACTGCCGCTGAACTGGCTCATGACAGTAAAACGTCATTAACAACAGGCACTGGCATTAATTTTAATCCGTAGGAGTTGACATGAAAGACACAAAAGGCAAAGAAGTTCCGATGAGCGGAGCAGATGTAAAGCAACACAAACGTATGGCGGCTGGTGAAAAAGTCGATGGACAAAAATTACCAGCAGAACCCAAAGGCAACAAGAAGTCAGCTTGGTGAATATTGAAACAAAGCTGTTAAACAAACTCAAAGCCGAACAGCAGTCATTTGCTGTTGAGGCTTTGAAGAAACCACAAACACGCGATGCCTTCGAGTACGGGTATCGTGTGGGAACGGTTGCCGGTTATGAAGCGGCAATCAACGTACTCTTAAATCTTATAGATGAGGATAAACACAGTGACAATGACCTTTGAGAATGCAATGGCAGAGGCTTTTCCAGCAGTAGATGCAGGAATTCAGCCTTTTGGAAGCCGCGTTCTGATTCAGATTCGCACTCCAAAAAAGAAAACAAGTGGCGGGATTATTCTCGACATTGGAACACAAGACACCGAGAAGTGGAATACACAAATCGGCAAAGTGATTTCATTAGGGCCACTTGCATTTAAAAACCGCAATGACATGACAGCATGGCCGGAAGGTGCATGGTGCCAAGCTGGTGAATTTGTTCGTGTTGCTAAGTATGGTGGGGATCGTTGGGAAGTTAAGGTTCCCGATACTGACGAATCCGCAATGTTTGTAATTTTTAACGACTTGGACATTATTGGTCAAGTAACTGGTGATCCATTAAAGATCAAAGCATTCATCTAGTAGGAGGTGATTTATGGCAGACGTAATTAGAGAAGATGACGAAAACGACGAAATTGAAATTGTCGAAGATATAAATGAATTAAGCGATGAGGCTTATGACGAGCAGATAGCACGCGATGACGACGATGACGTTGACAGCGAGCGTGAAGCAATCCGTGAACGTCGCAGAAAAGAAAAGCTAGAACGTAAAGAAAGAAAAACACAGGCAATTAGTCGTGACAAGTTAGAGCTGGATTTCTTGCGTAAACGCAATGACGATTTGGAGCGTCGGGTTTCTGTACAAGAAGTTCGCGCACATCAAACTGATTTGGGTACTTATGATGCTTATATTAATCAAGCAGCGCAAGAAGCTAACATGGCAGAGCGTGTTATTGCCAAAGCTGTTGAGCGTGGTAATGGCGAAGATGTAGCGCAGGCAATGCGTTATCGCGACCAAGCAATTGCTAAAGTTCAGCAGTTGCAATACCAAAAACAGCAGGCAGCACAGCAACGTCCGGTAGCACAGCCAAATCAAATGGACGATTTGACCATGCACTACGCAAAAGAATTTATTGCTGATAATCCTTGGTATGACGCGCAAGGTCGTGATGAAGATTCTTCGATTGTTATTGCTATTGATCAAACATTAGCAAAAGATGGATTTAATCCGCAGACCAGCGAGTATTGGGATGAGCTTAGAAAACGTGCGGCACGCAGACTGCCAGAAAAGTTTGGCAAGAAACAAAATGAACGCACAGCGCGTGGTGGACCGTCAGTTGGATCTGGTCGCGAACATGCACCAACATCAACACGCAAAGAAATGTATGTGAGTCCAGAACGCAAATCAGCTTTAGTTGAAGCTGGTGTCTGGGATGATCCCGTACTTCGCAATAAGTATTTAAAGCGTTACGCAGAGTATGATCGTAACAACAAATAGTATTGCGTTTATTGAATATCAATTTATAATTATTTCCAATCGCTGAAAGGAGCGAATATCATGACAGACGAAAGATTAAACAAATCCGCTGGAACCAATAGAAATAATCGTGCGATGACAGATCGCGCAGTTACACAAAATCGGGAAGTGACCGAAGACGAGCGGGTTGAGATGTTTCGACAAAGTTTTTTCCAGTCCAGTTTACCGGACTTGCCAAAACTTCCAGGCTGGCATTGCTGCTGGCTAACAACAACGAATCCCAGAGATTCCATCCAAATGCGTATCCGATTAGGGTATGAACCCGTGAAGCCAGAAGACGTTCCTGGCTGGGAATACGCAACGCTTAAAACAGGCGACTGGCAGGGTTTCATTGGGGTAAACGAGATGTTGGCTTTTAAACTTCCGTTATCACTCTATGAAAAGTACATGACCGAAGCGCACCACGATGCACCAATGCGTGAAGAAGAAAAACTGACTGATACAGCAGATTTTCTTGAGCAGCAAGCTAAGTCATCAAAGTCAAGATTGACTGTGGGAGATGGCAATCTGGAAATTGGCGAACATAGAGATGCACAATTCGACATCTCTTAACGAACCATTTAAAACTTATTCCATTTAGGAGCTAATATGTCTACAACTAGCGCACCTTACGGATTTAGACCATCTTTCCATAACTCTGGTCAGATGCGTCCAAAAGCCTATACAATCGCAAGTGCTTACGCTGCATCTATTTATTCTGGTGATCCAGTTAAATTAGTCACTGCTGGTACAATTCAACTTGGTACTTCAGACGGCACACGCAGCGGTACTACTGATGGTATTTCATTGCTTGGTATTTTTGCCGGTGTTGAATACTTGGATTCAACCGGAAAACCAACCATTGCTCCATTCTGGACTGGTGGCACGACTGGTACACAAATTGTTGCGTGGGTTTATGATGATCCAGAAACAATTTATGACGTTCAATTTGCAAATCCAGGAACAGCGGGAACTGATTCAGTTCAAACTGCTGTTGGTGCTGAATGCGATTGGCGTGTGGCTTCACCAGGTGGATCAACATCAACTGGTATCAGCTCAACATACTTAACAGCAGAAGTCGCAACATCTGGCCAATTCCAGATTACCGGTTATGCATATCTTATTACTGATTCACCAACTGATGCTTATGTAAATATGACCGTTCGCTTGAACGAATCACAATACAAAGCTCCAGTTAACAGCGTAAGCTAAAGGAGGATATTGAATCATGGCAACTCCAATGAGAAGTACCGATTTTAGATCGGTAGTCGAACCAATCCTTAATGAAGTATTTGATGGTGTTTACGATCAACGTGCTGACGAGTGGAAACAGGTTTTTAAAGAACAAAAAGGGATTCCCCGTAACTACCACGAAGAACCCGTTCTTTATGGATTTGGTGCGGCACCAGAATTACCAGACGGTATGGCGGTATCTTACCAATCTGGTGGTGTGTTGTTCTTACAACGCTACCTCTACAAAGTATATGGTTTGGCATTCAGCTTAACCAAAGTATTAGTAGAAGATGGTGATCACATCCGTATTGGTCAAACTTACGCTAAACACTTGGCGCAATCTTTGATTGAAACAAAAGAAACATTAGCAGCTAACGTATTAAACCGCGCATTCAACGGTTCATATACAGGTGGTGACGGTGTATCTTTGGTTGCAACAAACCATCCAATCGTTTCTGGCACATTCAGCAACCAGTTATCAACTGCTGCTAACTTGTCACAAACATCATTGGAACAAATGTTAATTCAGATCCGTAACGCTGTTGACAACAACGGTAAACGTATCAGACTGACACCTAAAAAGATTGTTTCCGGCCCTTCAAACATCTTCCAAGCGGAAGTATTGTTGAAATCAGCACTGCGTGCAGGAACAGCAGACAACGACATCAACCCAGTTAAATCAATGGGTTTACTCGCTGAAGGTCAAGCTAACTTATCTCGTATCACTTCATCTACTGCATGGTGGATTCAAACTGATGCACCAGAAGGTTTAAAACTTCTTATGCGTCGTGGTCTTGAAAAATCGATGGAAGGTGATTTTGAAACTGACTCAATGAGATACAAGGCGACAGAGAGATACACTCTCGGCTGGACAGATCCAAGGGGAGTCTATGGTACG